GCAAGAATATATGATTTTAAATTACAAAATGCTGGTTATACAGGAGATGTCAGTGTTTTTGAATTGATGTTATTTGACATTCAAACAGATGTATCACTAACAATAAATCAATCACATACAATTGCTCTGCCTGCTGTTATAGAGGGAGCAAGTTCTGGTGCAAGAGGATTCTTAAAATCTGGTGTCTCAGGTTCTACAACTGTGGTGTTGAATCAAGTAGCAGGTAAGTTTCTTACTAATGAGCAACTAATTATAAACGGTGAAAGAAATGGTAGAATAATTACAGCTATAACTGAGTTTGATTTAAGTGATGTAAAATCAGTCAGATCAACAGCAGCGTCTAGAACATTTGCTGCTGATGTTATATTGGAAACTAAAAAAGATCTTACAGGTAGATCATTCAGTATAACAAGTGGTGGTGTGGTTACAAGTGGTACAGCTGGATGGACAAAAAATTTCAAAGTTGGTGATGTTATATCATACAAACTTGGTGGTATCACAGATGTGACATTCAACGTTGTTAGTGCTGTGAGTGCAACAAACAATAATGTAACCGTTGTAGCAGCACCTAACACAGTATCGGGTGTATGTCACAAGGCACTGCCTGGTTCAACTGTTACTGTAAGCGATCTAAAAATTGTATCAGGTAAGATAAGAAGTTCCAAGAGTGGATTCTTGTACGCTGAATTACCTAATAAAGGGATTGAATCGGTTGACCTTACTGATTCTCTCCTTCAAGTAAGAGTGGAGGATACTGGACTTAGCACCAATGGTAATGGTCAATTGACTATGCCATCTTTGACAGGAACCGACTTTGTTTATGCACCTTTTGACGAGGAAAGATATACTGTCATATACAACGATGGATCTATTGAATCTCTCACAACTGATCAAGTAACACTTACAACTGGTGCAAAAGGTGTGACTATATCAGGATTGACAGCTAGTCAAAGTAACAACGTTGTGGTTCATAGCACACAACAAAAGTCAAAAGTAAAATCAAAAGTAAAAAATCTCACAAGGAGTGCTACTCTCATCGTCTCAGGGTCAAATAGATCAAATTCAGGAATTACAACTGGTTTGCAAGATGGTCTTACATTTGCCTCTGCTTTTGGTAAACGTGTACAAGATAGAGAAATATCTTTAGATGTTCCAGACGTGGTTTCTGTGGCTGCTGTATTTGAGTCATCAGGAAACGCAGACCCCACGATTCCTCAACTTACACTTGGATCTTACAACGGACCTAACGCTAATAATAGTGATGTTATTTTAGGTGAGATTGGTATAGGTGTCAGTTCTGGTGGTGCTGCAATGGTTCTTGGTAGAAGTTCTACCACAAAAGTTGATATTATATTTAAGAATAATAAACCATTTGTAGAAGGTGAAGAAGTTAAGTTTCAGGAAAGTGGAGTCAGAGCAATACTGTCAAATGTAAATCCTGGTGACAATAATATAAGGGCAAATTATAGACTCGATAGTGGACAAAGATCAGAATTCTATGATTTCGGTAGACTTGTACGCAAACAAGGATTTCCAGAACCACAGGGTAGATTAAAAATATATTTTGATCATTATGTTATAAATTCAGAAGATTCTGGAGATGTGATTACAGCGAGTAGTTACGATGCCAGTGAATATGACACCGTGCCCATATTTGATGGGATAAGAAACACTGATGTTGTTGATTTTAGACCTAGAGTAGCTCCGTACAGTGGTAGTAGATCACCATTTGAATTTGATTCAAGAGATTTTTCAGGTGCTGGTCAAGCTGCAAGAGTTCTTGTTTCAGATGAAAACATAACGTTTGATTACAATCACTATCTTCCTAGAATAGATAGGTTGTATCTCCAAAGAAACGGGAACTTTATTATAAAACAGGGTGAACCTGCTGTCAAACCCGTACAACCAGAATCTATACCAAATGCTTTTGAACTAGCTAGGATAGAGTATCCACCTTATGTCTTTGATGCAAAACGTGAAGTAAAAATTATATTCCGTGCAAATCAAAGATACACTATGAAAGATATTGGTGCTCTTGAAACTAGGATTGAAAAATTAGAAGATTCAACCACACTATCATTACTCGAATCTAAAACTGAGAGTTTAGTTATTACTGACCCGACTACAGGTTTAGATAGATTTAAGAATGGTTTTGTTGTAGATCCTTTCAACACATTTGATGTAGCCGATAAATCAGTTCCATTCCTAAAATACGATATTAATGAAGGAAAACTCGTCTCACGCAAATATTCAGATTCTATTGATTTGCTTGTTGGTTCTAATAGTGTTGTGGGTACGAACGGTGCACCAGATTTATCTGTTGACCCAAGGTATGTAACAGATTTTGGAAATCCAAATGTAAAGAAAACTGGAGACCTAATCACACTCAATTATGAAGAAGTTGTAGAAAGAACACAACCATTTGCGACAAGGGTAGAGAATGTAAACCCATACATGATAAGAAGTTGGGCAGGTAATCTTACACTCAATCCAGACTCTGATGTTTTTATTGTAAACGAAGCACAACAATTAGGTGACTTCCTATCTCTTTCTGACGGTACAGATCTCATCGTCACTGAAAGAGATATACCAAACATGAGAGAGCAGAATATTGAGTTTGTTGGCACACGTTTAAAACCAGGCACAAATCATTATATTTCGTTCGCAGGCGTGGACATGATAGAGAATCGTAATAATGTTATACCTAAACTTCTAGAGGTGACACCTGTAACTGGTGCGTTTCAGATAGGTGAATCTGTCATAGGATTAATTCCTGATACTAATGGTGGTACTCAACGTGTAGTGCTTAGATTTAGACTTGCAACACCTAATCATAAAGACGGTCCTTTCAATAGTCCTACAGTCGTATTCGATAACAATCCATACGAGGCAAATGTTGGATTGTCTTCATCATACTCTGAGACCACTACAGTATTGAATATTGATACTAAATCTCTATCACAGATATCTGATTCAAACTTCTTTGGATTTGCACAAGAAGATATGATATTGGTAGGTGAATCAAGTGGTGCAGGTGCTGTAGTTGATCAACTTAGATTGATCAGTGATGATAAAGGTGCTCTAATAGGTTGTCTTCATATTGAAGATGGTCAATTTATAAACGGTACAAACACTACATTGGTCTCAAGTCTAAGACCAACTGATCCTCAAACGCCAGGTATAAATTTCAGTCGTGCTAGTGCAGATCATTTTTCAGAAGGTACATTAGTCACTGATAATACTCTTGTAAGAATAGAACCAGAACCAGTTATACCCGTCATAAATTTTATAACAAATATTACACAAAATATCACAAATATAACCAATGTCACAAATATACTACAACAACAGGAAGATGATGATGACCCTCTAGCACAGACATTTCAAGTTGATCAAAATGATGGTATCTTTATAACATCTGTTGATTTATTTTTTGCAACAAAATCAGAAACCATACCTCTTGAATTACGTGTAGTTGATGTAGTCAATGGATATCCATCAAGAAATGTAAGAAAACATAGTGTCGTAGTAAAAAATCCTAGTGAAGTAAATATTTCTGCAGACGCTTCTATACCAACTACATTTGAATTTAGATCTCCTGTTTATCTACCACAGGGCGAATATGCCTTTGTAGTAATCACAGCGACATCAGACTACAACCAATGGATATGTCAGATAGGAGAGGAAGAAATTTCAACAGCAGGTCAATCAGAGTTAGGTAAGATTATAGTAACAAAACAACCTACTCTTGGATCACTTTTCAAAGGTCAAACTGCTGGCACATGGACACCTTCTCAATTAGAGGATATGAAATATACTCTTAGGAGAGCAAAATTTACTACAAATCCTGGTGCAGTCAACTTCTATAATCCAGCACTAAACATATTTGATAAAAGAAACAAACTACCAGATAATCCAATAGAAACATTTTCAAGGAGAGTTGTTGTCGGTCTTACATCATCAATTGCAACAGGCACTGACATTGGATCAGTAATTACACAAACATCTAATTCAGATGCCAGTGGTATTGTTGCTGAAAAATTATCACATCTCTCACAAGCTGGAAATACCTTATCTATTACAAACTCTGGAACTGGTTATGAAGATGGTGTGTACGGTACAGTCAACTTGGTTGCTTTGACAGGTAGAGGAACAGGTGCAGTAGGAGTTGTCACTGTCTCGTCAGGTCAAATCACTGGTGTAACAGTCAAAGGAAGTAACACTGGAAGTGGATATCAAGTAGGTGATATACTCACAGCTGCTATTGGAGTAAAAGGTTTAGGTCAAGATCTTAAGATAACAGTTGGTGTGACTACAGCAGCGAACGCTCTGGTGTTGACAAATGGCACAGGAACATTCAATACCACGAATACTATTATATCTAACGGAACAACTTTACCCGACATCATACCTGCTACTGTGACAACAAATACCGATCAATATGATGGATCACACTTCAAAGTCAGTCATCCCAATCATTGTAATCATGCAGTGAATAATACAGTGACTATATCTGATATAACAGGTGATTCAGTTGCAACTAAAACAACCGTATCTTATGGTGCTAGTGAAACAAGTGTGGTATCTGTTGCAAGTAGTATTGGATTTAGTTTCTTTGAAGGAGAACAGGTTACAGCAAGTAATCCTGGTTATGCCATGATAGGTAATGAAATTATAGAGTACACGTCTGTGGGTGTAAATCAACTAAGTGGTACCATAACTCGTGGAATAGACAACTCATTTCCAAGAACTTATGCTGTAGGAACACCAATACAAAAATATGAATTATCTGGTATATCACTCAGAAAAATCAATAAAACACACTCACTTATAAATGTTACATCTGGGATTGAAGACAGAGTAACCCTTGATTCATACCATGTAAAAATTGATGGTTCTAAATTCTTCTCTAAAGATAAATTTGGTGGAGGAGTAAAAGGAAGAGCTACAAAAAATATAATGTTTGATGCTATAACACCGTCAGTATCGCATAGTCTACCACCTGGTACTGATATCAATGCAAGTGTTAGAACAATTACTGCAACCAGTGTTAGTGGTGGTGAAAATTCATTCGTAGACACAGGATTCACAAATTTATCACTTGTAAATGAAACTGTGTTTACTGAGACTAGAATGGTTGCATCTGTTGCTAATGAAGAGGCACAACTATCTCAATTACCAGGCAATAAATCATTTATGTTGCAAGTGTCAATGAATACCAACAATGAAGATTTGTCACCTGTGATAGATGCATTCAAAAGTAACATTACCACAAGGAGTTCAAGAATTAATTCACCTGTAGGTGACTACGCTTCAAGTGGTAGAGTAAATAAAGTGGATGATCCACATGAGAACATCTATCAAACAAAGGTTATCAAACTTGACACACCTGCATCATCACTCAAGGTAAAAGTTGCAGCGATGAGACCTGCATCAGCAGACATTAGGTGTTTGTATAGATTACAAAGAGCAGATGGTGATGAGATTGATAAGGTGTTTGAGTTGATGCCAGGTTTTGATAACCTTGACGCAGCAGGTTTTGTTATCAACCCAAACAATAATAATGGAAGAGCTGATACAAATGTTGTAGCAAGTCTTGAGGATCAATTCTTAGAATATGAATTCACTCAAGATGATCTACCATTGTTCACTGGTTTCCAAGTGAAAATAGTAATCGCATCAACAAACCAAGCAACACCTGCTGAGTTACTTGACTTCCAAGCAATAGCTGTGGCATAATGTAAGTATGATAAACGCATGGTCACTAGCAGCAGAAATACTAGAGGGGACTTTCGATGAAACATACCCAATCAAAAAGGATGAAGGTGGAAAACCATCCAAATCTGAAGAGGGATGTGAGGACAACAGCGATAGTAAACACTGATCATGCAGCGTACGAACGTTACATGAATGATAAGAATGCACGTCTATCTCAAAGAGATGAGATTGACAGGTTGAAAGATGAGATTGAATTGTTGAAACAATTAATTTACGAACAGAATAAATAGGTTTATGGCAGTTCCATCAGTAAATATTCAAATTGAACAGGGAGCAAATTTTTCCTCCACATTTGATGTGAAGAGAAATGATAACTCTCCACTAAACCTTACTGGGTTTAGTTTTACTGCGAAGATGAGAAAACATGCTGGAGCAGCAGGTTCGATAGGATTCGCAGCAACTCATGGTTCCACGCCAACTGACGGTCAACTTACGTTGTCTATGACAAGTGCTCAAACTGGTATCATAACCTCTGGTAGATACGAGTATGACGTTCTAATAACAAATAATTTTTCTGGTGTAAAAACTAAAATATTCACTGGACAAGTTTTAGTAAACCCCACATCATCTTTATGACATGTCTGGACTTATCAATCAAAGTTCATCACATGCTGATGAAGACATAGGTGCACAACCATCCGTCAGATTTTCAAGAACAAAAGAACAATTTGATATCCAACAAGATACTGAGTTCTTTGTCGTAAAACAAGTTGAATCAAGAAACGTATTTTCTGCTGAAGGGGAAGAAGTGGCAAATCTAAGAGACATCAGTGACATAAACTCAACTGCAATAAGTGCAGGGATAGGTACTAACTTTATCCTGACTTATGATGCAACTGAAGATAACTTCAAGTTTATATCTCCTGATGCCCTTGTTGATTCTGCTGTCGGACCTATATCAGGACCTATTGGATTCAGCACTACTGTTATAAACAACCTCGTCGATACCCTTGATGTTCAATTAGATGATAAAATTGATCTCGACGCTGGTACATGGTCATAAGTCTAAATATAAGATAGGTATTTAAACACAGATGGCAGCTCCAGTATTACAGTTTAAGAGAGGTAACCTAGCGAGTTTGCCAGGTTTACAGGCAGGTGAGCCAGGTTTTACCGTAGATAAAAACGACTTATATGTTGGTATAGACTCTACAACATCTAATAACCAATTCATTGGGTCAGGAAGATTTTGGGACAAGGGTGATGCTAGTAATGCGTCAGGTGTCAAGTTAGTTGAGGCACAGAATAATGGTGCAAGTGCCATCACTATCAAGGCACCTGTTGCACTAGGAGACAACCAAGTTTACACAATGCCTGCATCAGCAGTCAATAACGGTTTCCTCAAGTGTAATGCGAGTGGTGAATTTTCATTCGACACTGCTCCTCAAAACGCAGGTGGTGCAGCTTCAGTAGTGGTTGCAGATGAATCAAGCGACACCACATGTTTCCCCATCTTCGCTGTGTCTGCCACAGGTACTATTGCACCTAAGACAGGATCTAATCTCTCATTCAATTCTTCATCAGGAGCACTCACAGCAACATCATTTGTTGGTGACATTACAGGTGATGTGACAGGAAATGCAGACACTGCCACAGTAGCAACAACAATCACACTTGCTGATGAGTCAACTGACACAGCATGTAATGTTGTATTTGCAACTGCTGCAACTGGTAATTTAGCACCAAAAACAGGAACAAATCTTACATTTAACTCTGCCAGTGGAGCGTTGACAGCGACCACATTTGTGGGTGCTTTGACAGGTGCTGTCACAGGTAATGTGACTGGTAACATATCAGGTAATCAATCTGGTGGCACAGTTTCTGCTACATCAGCAGCAATAGCCGACCTTACATCTGGTAGAGTTGTGCTCGCAGGCACGTCTGGTGAACTAGAGGACAGTGGTAACCTCACCTTTGATGGTTCTACCATGACAGTCACAGGTGCTGCGAGTGTCACGACTAATCTTACTGTTGGTGGTAACTTGACAGTGAATGGCACCACGACACAGGTCAATACAACAAATACAACAATTGAAGACGTTCTTCTTGAACTCCAAGTAGTAGATGGTGGTGCACTTAGCAGTGACACAAACAAAGACGTTGGTCTTGTTCTAAATTACTACAGTGGTTCTGCTAAGAAAGCTGCTGTCTATTGGGATGACTCAGCAGGTAGAATTGTATTAGGATCAGAAGTATCAGAATCATCAGGTGTTCTCACAGCAAGTGCATTCTCAGGATTAGAAATTGGTTCATTATTTGTAAATGATTGTGCAGGTCAAACACAAGTTATATCTTGTTCTGGCACAACAAGATCATTAGAAAATATAACCATAGACGGTGGTTCGTTCTAACATATATAAATCAGTTATATAATATTTCATCATGAATGAAGATGTAAATGCCATTCTTCAAGTATATCAGAATCGAATAAACAACCTAACTGCCCAAAACATTGCTTTTGAGGCGAAGATAATAACACTTACTAAACAACTTCAATCTCTACAACCACCAGAAGTTGATGGTGGTGAGATTGATAGTAAAGCAGCATCTAAAGAATAAAACATTTCAGATATTTGATTCATGACGGGATGTTTATGAACAAACTCGTCATCTGATATTACTATCACTCTTTTATTGATTGCGAACCCATACGCAACCTCAAATATAGTACCATAAGATGCTCGTCTTTCATTGATCGCTTTTGGAAGATGAGCAAATACTATATCACATTCCTCCACATTTGTTTTAGTGTTTTCAAATATTTCACTATCACTTCCTAAATGATATTTGGGTGTTATTATTTCAAATGAACCTTTCAATTTATTTTCTACATAATTTCTCCAAACAAGTATCTCATCTTCTGAGCAAATCTCAATTGGACCTGCGAGATAAATTTTCATGATTAATGATAATCAATTGATATTTTATATAGCGGTGCCAGGCAGTGGGTGGGCAAAACTCTCTTTACTATTAGGTTGTTGTGCAAAATTGAATCTCAACAAATCTGACAGAAGAGAAGATAGAGAGGAGATTGGTAAAGATGGAGACACAGGATGTGTCCATCATAAGGGTGCTTTCTGGGATCCACAGATGGAATTTGGTGATGGATTTGATGATTTGGAAAAAAATTATACTAAAGAATCTTTTATAGCTGAGTGTCTTAGACCATTCACTAATATTAATGATCAAAATTATCTCATAAGATCACATTTTTTTGCAGAAACAAAGAACCTGAACTGGTTGAAAAAGAATTTTCCAAACAATAAGATAATCTTAGTACTAAGAGACACTAAATTATGTTGGGAGGGATGGAATATTGCCATGACATTTACTGGTAATTATCCAAAATATAAGGCGTGGATGAAGGTAAAAACACAGGAGCACCATCCTCTAAACTATGAAAAATTAAGAATGCTCATAGAGAGACATGATAGAATGATTAGAGAATTTGTGCGTGATAATGATTGCTATATAATTCAACCAAATAAAACTTTTATCAACAACTTAGGTTATATTTGGGACGAGGAGGGAAAAGAAGAATACATGAAGTTGGTTATGACTCATCAATTCTTTAGATCTGAGGTGCCCATGTTTGATGCACCATTTGTATTTTATAATTGTAATGACTTATTCAAAATTCAATCCTGAACAATTAGTTTTTTTTATTGGTATACCTGGTTCTGGGTGGGCAAAAATAGATTCTTTGTTGAGGAATTGTAAGAAATTTAATTTCAACACATCAGATTTTAACGATGAGAGGTGGGAAAAAGTAAGAACGAGATACTATGTTGAGCATAAAGGACATTTTAGCGGTCCTGGTTGTGAGTTTGGTGAAGGATTTCAAGATCTGAAAAAACATTACACCAAAGATAGTTTTATTGAAGAGGCATTGAAACCATATACAGAAATAAATGGCGAACAACATTATATGGTGAAGTGTCATTTCTTTTGTGAATCACACAATTTAGAGTGGTTGGATGAGACATTTCCAAACAATAAAATGATTTTTGTCTTAAGAGAAAAAGAATTGTGTGACAAGAGATGGTTAGAATCCATGACATTCTCAAAAAATTATCCTAAGTATACAGCATGGCAAGTTGTCGAAGATCCTCATGAAAAAATAGGTAAACAACATCAACTCAATGTAGATAGTTTCAAAGAATTCAATAGGAGACATAATCTATCAATGAGAACATTTTTTAGAAGAGCAGTCAAACCCACTTTTGTTGTATGTCCCACTAAACATTTCTTGAATAAAGTTGGATTTGAGTGGGATGCAAATGGTTACTTAGAATACAATGCGTACATACGTAACTATTGTTTAGATCCCGAACTTACAAAAGCACCCACTTATGACACGTCAATAGGGTTCTACAATTGTCAGGATGTTATTGATTTTGCCTAATGGAATCTTACTTTAGTGGTGTTTGGAAAGATCAAAATTTTAAGAACCTAAAATATTCTGGATACCAATTAGTTGATTATGTCAACAATCAAAAACCAAGGAGTGTATTAGATATTGGGTGTGGATACAATAGATTCAAAAATAAAATTCACAAACTTATAGGTCTTGACCCCTACAATAAAGCAGCAGACATACAATTACCATTAGAAAAAATTTGCACAAGAATGAGGTATGACATAGTTCTTGCATTAGGATCTATAAACTTTGGTGATGAGAGTGTAATAGATAATCAGATGAGTATTATAGATAAAATTTTTGATAAAGAAGCAATATTTCGAGTTAATCCTGGCATCCCACATGATTGGGCAGACTATGGTGACATTGAATGGTATGCATGGTCAAAAGAAAAGATAAATAATATTGCATCACGTTTTAATTACACCATCAAGTGTCTTGAAACTGAGCATGTGACTCAGGGTCACGAAAGACTCTTTTTCATTTATACTAAATAAACACGTAGATAGGTAAATTCAAAATGCTTTCTGGAACAGATTTTGTAAAGAAGATCAAGGAAGGAAACAAGGCACTGTTTGACGCATCTCGCTCAAACGTCCGTCGTTTCTTCGCTTCCAATCCAAGTGATGAGTATCTAGTTGAGCACTTCCGTGGACGCATGGTCAACGAAGCTCAAAACATGTATGCCATCGCTGGTCAGGTTGCCTCCTCTGATCCTTCTACAGATGTAAAAGACTTAGAACTTCTAAGCCGTCAAGCTATGGACGAAGCAAAGCACTTCCGTATGGTAAAGGAAGTAATCGAGCACATCACAGGTGAACCACTTGATGTTGCTGCTGCATTCGCTGCTGAAGCGGAGAAACCTCAAGCAAAAGGTGCTGAACTTTTAGATAAGTA